GGCCCATACCCGCCTCAAGACCTATTTGAAGGGTGGAGAGGACGAAAAGAAACGAGCAATTGATTCTGGTGAGCGTGAGATCATCTGTCATCTGTCTGCATCCAATGTATCCAAGAATCGCTTAGGTATCACTGAACCGTTACCTTTCACTTTGGTTGATAATCCGTTTAGTGACTATCTTCCTGTAATTTAATTTTTAACCATCCCCTACAACTACAAAGGAAATAAAATCATGGCCGATATCGGTAATTTTGACGCTACAACCGTAGCACCTAATTCATCTGCTGCTCCAGCAGGAATTTACAAGGCAATCATAACGGATAGTGAGGGTAAACCGACCGCAAAAGGAAGCGGAATTCTCCTGAAGATGCAGATCGTTGAGGGTCCGTTTCAGGGACACATTTTCACTGAATTCCTGAATATGCAACACTCTAGCAGTCCTGTTGCAGAACGTATCTCAAAACAGACTCTCTCTAGTATCTGCCACGTTACAGGCAAGATGCAAGTCAGTAACACAACAGAACTACACGACATTCCGTTTGCTGTGAAACTGTCAATTGAAGACGGTGGATCGTACCCTGATAAGAACAAGGTGAAAGAATGGCTAATGGTTGATGGATCTAAGATCGACAGTAAAGCTACTCCTGCTACTGCCTCTGCTCCTGCCTCTAAGGAAGACGACGACATTCCATTTTAGAGTTCAATCGTACAACAACAACCACCTCCTACTAGATGGGGGGTGGTTTTTTAACCTTGGAAATCAGGAGCAACCATGGATACAGTAGAGAAGATCTACAAGTACGCAGAGGATCATGCGGATTCCACCAATAGACCCCATCTGGGAGCCTCTATAATCGGTGATCAGTGTTCCCGAAAACTTTGGTATACATTCAGATGGGCTAGTGAGAGAAAGTTCGATGGAAGGCTGTTACGGCTGTTTCAGACCGGACATCTGGAAGAAGATAGACTGATAGATGCTCTGAAGAAAGTCGGGGTCAATGTCTCTCAATTTGTTCCAGGAACAAAAACACAGTTTTCATGGAGTGTAATTGGTGGTCACTTTGGAGGATCTTGTGATGGAAAAGGTCAGGGTCTTGAGGAAGTGCTTAAAAAAGTGGCAATCCTTGAATTTAAGACAATGGCGGGTAAATACTTCCAAAGTCTAAAGAAGGATGGAGTCGAGAAGAGTCAATATAAGCACTACTGCCAGATGACCCTATACATGGGCTGGGCGAATCTCTCCTACGCATACTACCTTGTGAAGAACAAAGACACCGACGAACTGTATCAGGAGGTCGTAGAGTATGATCAAGAGCTGTTTGATAAGTTGATACACAAAGCAACCAAGATCATCACTTCACAGAACCCACTGGAGAGAGTGTCAGGCAAGAAGACATTTTACCTGTGTAATATGTGTGATTTTAGAGGGGTCTGCTGGAACAATGAATCAGTAGCTGTGAACTGTAGAACGTGCCTACACTCAACTCCTGAGATTGATTCAGAGAATAGAGGGTTATGGAGGTGCGAGAAGTACAATGCTCACGTCTCTACAGAGAAGCAGAGGGTCAGTAGTAAGTGTCCCAGCCATCTATACATCCCGTCACTACTACCGTATGAGGTCGATGATACGAATGGTAACAGTGTGGTGTACTTGCTGCCAGATGGAACAGAGGCAATTAATGGTGATGGAGGCTACAAGAGTAGTGAAATGTGGCACCTGAACCCAGAAGTCATAAAGGACGAAACATTGAATGAATTAAGGGATGTATTTGGAGGGACTATTGTTAGTTCTGAGACTCTAAACAAGACTAACCCAGAGAGGAGAGTTTTTAATGATAAGTGATGACACATGGAAGTTTGTAGAACAGGCAATAAGTGATCTTAATCTGTCACAAGAGGTATCGTTTAAAGCAGCATCCACAATAATGGTAGCACCTGAATCTCCGATATTAGAAAGCGCCCACGTCTGCTCTCTTCTACTTCTGAAGGCGCTGGGTAGACTAATTAACGATGATGAAGAGTGGCTGGAGTGGTGGGTTTACGACAATGATTGTGGAGAGAAGGGTTTTGTTGCCAAAGTTGATGGCGTGGAGTACAAGATGGAGACCATGGATGATTTACGAAAAGTCATGTCTGCGGGTAAGGTTGTGCATTGAAACTTCGTGACTACCAAGAGGAGGCGGTACAGTCTTTATATTCTCATTTCAGATCAAAAGATACCGTAGCTCTTACTGTTCTTCCAACAGGTACAGGCAAAGCATTCGTTATTGCGTCTGTGTTTAAGGATGTACTGGAGAGAACAACAGACAAGAGGGTTTTATGTCTTGTTCATACCGTAGATCTAGTGGGGCAAAACGCTGAAACACTAGAGGAGATCTGGGGCGGGAAGGTAGGGATTAATGCTGCTGGATTAAATCGCCGTGACTGCTATGAACGGGTGATCTTTGCCTCAATTCAAACTGTGCATAAGAAAGCTATGCACCTTGGGAGTTTCGACCTAATCTGCATTGATGAAGCGCACCTTATTAGCTCTACAGAGACTGGGATTTATCGCAAGTTTTTGAAAGAGATGCAGCAAATAAACCCTAATGTAAAGATCTGGGGTTTAACTGCTACTGACTTTAGGCTAAAGGGAGGATTGCTGACTGATGGGGATGAAGCATTGTTTGATGAGGTGATTTATGATAAGAATATGCTGTGGTTCTTTGAGCATAACTACCTTTCCCCATTGATCAGTAAGCCCGTCATCAACCGCGTGGATACTCAAGGGCTTCACACGAGAGCGGGTGAATTCATCAGTAAAGAGGTGAATGAGAAATTTGATAAAGATGAGATTACGCGGAAAGCGGTTGCTGAGATTATTGAGTTTGGTCAAGATAGAGTATCGTGGATCGTATTTTGCTCTGGCGTTGATCATGCTAACCATGTTCAGCAGGAGCTTATTGATCAGGGTGTCGATACTGTATGTATAACTGGAAAGACTGCCAAGGTTGAACGGGCTAAAGCGATCAAGAGGTTCAAGAGCCTTGAGATCAAATGCCTTGTAGGTGTGGATGTACTGACAACAGGATTTAATGCTCCAACGGTAGATTTAATTGCTTTTCTTAGGCCAACACAAAGTCCAGGGTTATTGGTTCAAATGGCTGGAAGAGGGACACGATTATCTCCAGAGACAGGGAAGAAGGATTGTCTTCTATTAGACTTTAGTGGAAACCTAAACCGTCACGGCCCCATTGACCAGATCAAGGGGAAGTCAAAGAAACGAGGGTCTGGTGGAGAAGCACCACAAAAATATTGTTTGGGGTGTGGAGCTATATGTCATGCAAACGTCAGGATTTGCGCTGATTGTGGATATGAGTTTGAGATCATTGAGAAGCCAAAGCACGAAGCTACAGCCAGTACAGCAGCCGCACTATCCATCCATGAAACAGGTAGGGCGACATTGTATAAGGTTGATAGGACCACCTACAGTAAACACACAAAGAAGGGAGGGCAATATAGTATGAGGGTGACTTACTGGATGGGGTTACTGGAGATCTGCTCGGAGTGGGTCTGTTTTGAGCATCATGGATTTCCACGAACAAAGGCAGTCGCATGGTGGTATGCAAGAACAGATACAGTCGTTCCAGACACAGTAATTGAGGCGTTGAATAGAGTAGACGTACTGAAGTCAGCGAAGGGTATCCATGTCGATAAGTCTGGTAAATATCCAGAGATTAAAGGAGTTGAGTTTTGAAATACAACCACATAGTTGGGATTGATCCAGGATCAAGTACGGGTGTGGCTAAATTAAACGTAACAACCAATAAACTTGAAGTCCTACAGACACTAGACTTCTGGAGTGCTTATAACTATCTGGATAATTTTGATAGACGAGAAACCCTAGTCGTAATAGAAGTCCCGACCACCAAGACCAACTGGCATGGTAACGGTGCCGCTATTGACGTGGGTGGAGTTATCCGAGAGGCGAAGCTACTGGCAGACGGTATAGAAAGGCTGGGTTTTGAGGTTATTAGAGTTCATCCAAGGGGAAAGGTTCCAGCAAAGAACTTCAACAAGATTACTGGTTGGGTAGGGCGCTCAAATGAGCATAATCGGGACGCTGGAATGCTTGCTTGGTCCGAAATGAAGCGCCTTACAAGAGAGAAATAGCTGTCTCTGGAGAGATAAGTCTGTTTCTAAGTAGTGCGCCTACTATCCTGTCCTGCCACTTGCGAGGGAGGTCTGCTGGTATCTTTGAAGCCGCTTGTTGAGTCACCCCAATAACTTCAGCTAAGTGTTTTTGAGTTCCGCCACTCAAAAATATTGCTTGTCGCTTGTCCATAGCTGTATTATATCAAGAAAAGTTGTTATGGAGCAAAGAAAGTTGTTTAATGTGTTGACTCTGAAATAAATACCTGTATAATGTATTACATCAAGCAAGCAAAAAGGAGTTAAGTGATGGAGGATAAGAAAATGACAGACAGGGAGATCATACTGGAAGTCCATAGGCTTGCAGAGAGTCGTACAAACGAAATGAATGCAGATCAATTGTGGGATTTGTTGAACGAGATTCAGGGAACTATTGAACTAGATATTTTGGTATAAATCCCTTTCTATGGCGGGGGTTCCTTTAAGGGACGTGGATCATGGGCGGGTCGGCTGGCGGTATCCGTGCATTGAATAACACCAGCAGTATGAGGGCTTCGGCGCACCTCCTTTTTTTGCTGCAATCATTGATTGTAGATCAAAAAAGCGCACCTGATCATACCGAGTGGTTCCCGTTAAGAACCTTTATTTGTTAATAATTTAAGGAGATACAGAAATGACAGGAACAGTTAACCAATTACCAAAATGCGATATTTGTGGCGAGCATGGCGAGGTCACAGCAGGGGTCTGTAGTAAACCTTCATGCCAGTGCCTTGCCAACAAGAAAGCACTACGGCAAGTAAATGACCTGCCATGGGGCGAGCGATTAACAGCAGTGATTATAGCTGTATACCTTGCAACCTTTCTGTTATCGCTAGTCGGCGCACTGACAATTAGCGGCTATGTCGTAGGTTGCATGGCATGTGAGACTGGAGCACCGCAAGGCATTATATGTAAACCGGTACTTACTTTTAAACCAAGTATCATGGGAGAGAAATAATGAAACGACAAGTAGGACTCAAAGTACAAGTCCCCGAGTGGGCTAATTGGATAGCTCAAGATAAAAGTGGGACCTGGTGGGTATACAAGGAAAAGCCATATCTAAAAGAACCTATTGATGTCTGGTGGAGTAAGGCACAGAATGAAATCATCGGTAAAACTCTAAATAAAAACAAATGGCGCAAATCACTGAAGCGGATTAAATGATGAAACGTAGATCACATTATCAGCAACGGAGAGCCGAGGCAGACGGGTATACTATTGTTAAGAACGATGGAATGCCATTAGTTAATGTAATCATCAGAAGACAAAAAAGTCGAGGTTCCAGAATGAAAGAGTTAATGAATAAGAAGTGGCGTACTAAAGATGGACGCGATGCGCGGATTGTATGTGTTGATCTTAAACATGAAAATTACCCAGTCCTGTGCCTAGTCACTCGTGAGAGTGGAATAGAGGATATGTTTGCCTTAACCGAAGAGTTACATTTTTGTAGGGAACCCTACATCACAGAAGTAATGCCTTGGGATGACATCAAGCTAGATGACCCTGTGGTTTGTTGGAATAAAAGTGGCCACAAGTATAAGGGATATTTCGCCGGTGTAGACTGTTATGGAAAACCAAAGACGTGGCTTTATTGTCGAACGTCGTTCAGTGCAGATGGTAGAGCCTGCGCTTGGAGACACTGCCGCCCTGCTACTGAAGCTGAGATTGCTGGCGGGGAGATTGAAGAGTAAAAGTTTATGGCGGTGTGGCGTAGAAAGCAAACGCTAAAAAGGCAAAGCACTAGATGCTGCGGTGACTACCCCGCATAAAAAAGAAGAGTGGGGTTAACGCCCTGCCTCCGCCACCTATTAAAAGGATATGAGAAATGGTTACGATACAGCTCTTAGAAGATGATGACATTTTAGAGCCTACCGACTTTTACAGATTCACTAGAATTTGGTATATGGGGCAGTCAGACACTGTAGAAACTACCTCTATGTATGGAGGTGGCGTTATGAATTTCTTCTTATGGATGAGATTAAATAGAGAGTATGGCTCGAAGGGTTGGTATGGGAAGACTGTACGTGAGGTGAGGGGTTTTAACAAAAGCACTCCGTATCAACCTGGAGCTACTTTTGAGTTTGCAAGAGGTCCAATACCTGTAAAGAATCAGATGCCTGAGACTAATGTAGATAAAAGACTGACTCTTGGCAACACAGAATTAACTTTCGGGAAATATAAGGGAACTACAATAGCTGATCTAAATGACGATTCGTATTTAAGATGGTTATTTGAAAATGTAGAACCTTTTAAAAACGCCCCTTTAGAGATACGACAAAAGTTCACCTATTAAAAGGAATATGAGAAATGAACATACAAGAACTAGAACAGAAATATGCCGACTTAGGCGAAGAGATAAAGAAACTCAAGGCCAAACCAGTCAGCAATAAACGCGAGAAGGCTGAGAAAGGCCATAGATATTACACGGTTAATGTTGAAGGTAAGGTCGTATCTACTTACGAATATGACAATACCAGTGATCAATGGAGATACCTTCTGGGCAGCTACTTTAAAACTCAAGCAGAGGCTGAGCTATACCGTGACCGTCAGTTAGCAACCCAGAGTGTACTTGACGCACTGC